TCCTTCAGGGCCGCGCCGAAAGCCTTGTCGAGACCGGAGGAGAGGGCCGTGGAGAGGGTCTTTCCGGCCTCGGTCGTGCGGGCGAGTTCGGCGCGGGCGGCGCGGGCGCTTTCGGCGATCGATCCGAGGGAGGCGCGGCCTGCGGTGGCGGCGGTGCGGAAACCGGTGCTCAGGGCGGCGATGTCGGTGGCGAGGGCGGCGGTGTCGGGGGGATCTTCACGGGGCATGGGGGGGTATCCGGGTATCGGGCGCGCAGGTCGTGGAGGGTGGTCGGGTCCATCTGCGCGCTGGCGGTGGCGGCGGGGCCGTGGAGACCTGCGGCGGCGGCGGTGAGTTCGCGGGGGGTCATGGACCAGAAGGCATCGGGCGCGAGGCGCAGGGTGCCGAGGCCGAAGCCGATGAGGGCGGGCCAGTTCATGCGGGGTCGAACGCGGCCTTCAGCAGCGCGGCGACGAGGTGCATGGACCGGGTGGCGGGACCGTCGAGGCGCATGGCGGCGACGTCGGTGTCGGTTTCGGCCCCCCCTGCCCCGCGCAGGCCCGCGCCGATGACGGCGATGGCATCGCGGGCGGAGAGATGGCCGCTCTCGAACCGTTCGGCGAGGGTGACGAGATCGGGGGCCGCGAGGGTGGTTTCGAGTTCGGCGAGGGCGCCGAGGGTGAGGCACAGGGTGCGGGTCCGGCCGTCGAGAACGGCCTCGATTTCGCCGCGCTGGGGATTGGGCATGGGCGGGGGTCCGTTATCAGACGGCGGTGAAGGTCAGTTCGCCGGCGCTGGCGAGGGTGAGGTCGTAGGACATGGCCCCGTCATGGTCGCCGGAGAATTCGAGCGCCGTGAGCTGGAAGGGGCCTTGCAGGGTGCCGAAATCGGGCAGGACGACCTGCCAGGGCGCGACTTCGGTGTCGAAGAACAGGGTGCGGATGGCGGAATCGGCGGCGGCGTCGGTGAAGAGACCCGCGCCGGTGAGGGAGGCGGAGCGCAGGCCCGCGCCGGAGAGCAGTTCGCGCCAGCGGCCCGCGCTTTCGCGGGTGGTGATGTCGACGGTCTGGGCATTGAGGGCGATGCGGCTGGCGCGCAGGCCCGCGACGGTGGTGAAGACGCTGCCGATCCGGAGTTTCAGCAACAGGTCGCGCCCTTTCTGGACGGGCATGGGGTTTCCTTTCGGGCAAAGAAAAAGCCCCGCCGGGGCGGGGCTGTGAAATCGTCTTGAAAAATGCGGGTAGCGGGGCCGGTCATTCGAATGACGGTGCACTCGCCGACCGGAAGGAACCGCGTATGTCCGGGATCAGACGGCGCGCGTGACGGCGGTGGCACGGGTCACCCCGCGCCACCGGGTACGTCAGGCGATGCCGAGCAATCTGAGGATGACGAGAACCACGACCACGAGACCGACGAGATAGATGATATTACGCATAATCGACTCCAGAATTGTTTTTCGGCACCGGACGAGATCGGGCCGGTCCCGTATACAAGCCCATCATAAAGCCTCGTGGAAGGCGATTGGTTCCTTCCGGGCGTCAGTTTTTCTTCACGATGAGGTCGTAGCGGTCGATCAGGGCCTCGGTTTCGAGGGCGAAATCGCGCATCGCGGCGGCGGCATCCGGGGCGCTTTCGTCGTCGGCCAGGGTGGCGATGGCGCGCAGGCGGGTTTCGTATTCGCGAAGCTGGCCGACGAACTTCCCGTTGATGTCGCGCATGAGGGCAAGTTCGCCCTGAAGGGCGCTGTCGGTCGGCGCGCCCGCAGACCCTGCCCCGGAACTCGACGATCCGAAGGTCGGGACATCGAGCACGGGCAGAGGGGGGGCGGGTTTCGGCGTCAGGACGAGGGCGACGACCGCACCCGCCCCGAAGGTCGCGAGGGGGATCAGCCATCGGGCGAGGGGGCGGCGGGCCGGCGAGTCGGTGGGCATCGAAGCGGTCTCCTGCGGTTCGGGCGCAGGTTAGCTTTCCGGGTCGTGCTCCACAAGCAGGCGAAAGCGGCAATCGGCGCGGCGCAGACGCCCCCGGCTCTCGCGGCTGGTGCGGGCGGCGAGGAAGCGCAGGGAGACGATGGTGCCGCCCTGGAGGGTCAGGGGCGTTTCCTCCAGCGCGTCGTAGAGGGCGGCCATGGCGGATTTGAGGGCGGCATAGCCCCGGATCGCGGACCAGAGGCTGAGCACGATCTCGTGTTCGGCCCCGTCGGTGGTCTGGGTCGAGAAGGCGCTGATCGTCTCGTCGCCGATGACGAGCCAGGTGCTGGCCCGCGCGCCGGAGGAGGGATGCGGGGGGGCATCGTGGATATTGGGACCGTCCAGCGCCGTGGTCAGGGGGGCGTAGGCGAGGAGGTGGGACAGGAGGGCCTGTTGCAGGGGCAGGGAAAGTTTCATGGCTCGGATCGTCCCTCTTCGACAAGACAGGTGAGAAAACGGCCCCGACCGTCGCGGTCGAACACGGCGCGGATCGCGAAGGCGCGCGGGCCGATCACGAACCGCTGGTCGGGGCGGGGGCGCAGGGACCGGGGACAGCGGAGCAGGATGCGGTGGGTGATCGTGGCGGTCTCGCGCGCGCCCTCGTACGCCTCCTGCCCCGAAACCGGGATCAGCGCGACCCAGTGGGTCGCGACCGGCAGCCAGCCGGGGGACGCGCCGCCCGCGCCGTCGGGGATGTCGGTGGGGGTCTCCAGCCCGGCGCGGCGGCGGAGAAGCGGGGGGTTCTGCATGGGGGAGCGTCTCCGGACGGCGGATCAGGACAGGCGGATCGGGCTGTAGGGGGCGAGCAGCGCGGCGACGCCCAGCGGCAGGGGAGTGCGGGGGTCGTCGGTGGCGGTGCGGTGCTCGTAGAAATGGGCCGCCATCAGGGTGACGGCGTGGCGCAGGTCGTCGGGGACGGCCTCGGGGGCGGTGCCGTATCCAGCGGTGAAGGCGATCTCGACATGGCCGTCGGTCGGGATCGACGGGAAGGACCGGGCGGCGAGGCGCGGGCCTGGCCCGTCGCGGGCCAGGGTCCAGCCGGTCCAGGGGGTGCGGGTGCCGTGGCGGTCGACGATCTCGGCACTCTCGACGGACAGGACGGGGGCGAGCGGGAGGGGGCGAGCGGGATCGGCGGTGAACCACAGCCAGCCCTGCGCGACGAGGGCGGTATCGAGGCGGCGCTCGATGGCGGCGGTGGCGGCCTTGACCAGGGTGACGAGTTCGACGGTCTGCTCGGTTTCGGGGGCCGCATGGGGCAGGCGCAGGTGCTCGGCGAGGGCATCGGGGGTGACGGCGAGGGTTGCGGGCGGGGACTGGCGGGTCAGGGACATGGGCGGCTTTCGCTAGGCGGGCATTCGTCGGCATGGCCGGGAAGGTCTGCCCGGGGGGTGGCTCTCCGGCGACGGCGGGGCGGAGGGAGGGGACGCCAGGCGGGTCCGTGCCGGAGAGCCGGGGGCGTTCCGGGCGGGGGCCTGCGGTGAGGCAGCGGCCCGGAACGCGGGTGGTCCCGCCGCCTCGCGTGGCGGGCGGCGGGCTTCGCCGTGGGGACGGCGAAGGGCGGGTCGGCGTGATGTGTACCGACGGAATCGGTTGAGGGGCTGTTCTCGCCTGCCCCGCACGCGATGGGGCGTCTGTTCGCGGCGGATCGAGTGCGGGGCGGGAGCCGGTGGTCGATTTCGTCGATATCGGGCGCGGTCAGGGGACCGCGCGTTCCATCAGGCCGAGAATTCGAGCAGCTTGATCGCGGCGAAATCCGTCACGTCGCCCCCGACACGGCGGGTGGCGTAGAACAGGACGTGGGGTTTCGCGCTGTAGGGGTCGCGCAGGACACGGAGATCCGGGCGCTCGGCGATGGTGTAGGCGGCGCGGAAATCGCCGAAGGCGACGGCATGCGCGCCGGTGCCGATATCGGGCATGTCCTCGACGATCAGGACGGGATAGCCGAGAAGGCGGGCGGGCTGACCCTCGGTCAGGCCCTCGGCCCAGAGATAGCGGCCATCGGCGTCCTTGAGCTTGCGGACGGCCCCGGCGGTGGCGGAGTTCATCAGGAAGGCGGCATTCGCGCGGTAGCCGGCGGGGAGAGCGTAGACCAGCTCGACCAGCGCGTCGCCGGGGTCGGCGGCGGCGAAGGCCCCGTCCGCACCGGTGCCGACCGCGCCCAGCGATCCCCAGGCCCACGAGGCGTTGGCGAGGACGGGGTGGGCGAGGATGCCCCGGGGCTTGTCGATGCCGTCGCCGTCGATGAAGGCGGCGTTCTCGGCCCGGGCGAAGCGGTCGGCGATGCGCTCGGCCAGCCATCCCTCGACGTCGAAGGCGCTGTCGTCGAGCAGGCGCTGGGACGCCTTGGGGGTCGCGCTGAGTTCGTGGAGGGGGATTGAGATGCGGTCGATGGACGGGGTGGCCGTCTCGTTGATGGCGGTGGATTCGGTGATCCAGGCCGCGCCCATCTCGGTATGGTCGATCAGGGCATCGTAGGCCGTCGAGTCGACCTGCACGATGCGGGCGATGGCGCGCAGCGAGGACGAGGCGCGCAGGACCGATTCGATGCGGCTGGCGGTCTGGGGATCGACGAGGACGCCGCCCTCGGCGGAGACGGCGGTGGAGAGGGCCTTTTCCTCCATGTCGAGGCCGCGCACCCGGTCCTCGTCGCCCTGGCGGACATAGGCGGCAAAAGCCTTGCGGTGGGGAGTGGTCGCGTCGGCGCGGGTGGCGGAGAGGTGCGGGCGGGCGGCGGCGACGGCCTTGCGGTCGAGGGCGTCGAGACGGGACGCCTGCTCGCCCAGGCGGCGGTCGAGATCGGAGCGGAAGCCGCGAAAATCATCGGCGAAACCGCTCAGGGCCGACTTGACGTCGGGGGCGGCGGTATCGGAGGAAGCGGGGTCGGTGTAGGGGTGGGACATGCGGGTCTAATTCCTTTTGTTCGTATTTTGTTCTAGATCGCCGAAGCAGCGCGCGGCAAGTGTAATCTTTGCGTATGGGTATCTTTACGACGTATTCTTTTGGGGGTCGGCGGTGCCGCGCGATCTCGCGACATCGGGACCGATATCGACAGCCCGGAACAGGGACCGCTCTGCCCCGGGCGCAGCGGCTGCACGGCGCATAACGGGGCCTCGACGATCGGCGCATTCTCCCGCGAGGCCCCGGATCGATGTCCGGGGCAGGGCAGTCCCTGTTTCGTGCCGTGGGCATGGCGGGCGGTTTCGGTTTTCGTCGATGACGAAAAAAGCCCTGCGGCAGGGACCGCAGGGCAAGTCAGGCGTCTGGATCGAGCGTCGGGCGGGACCGGTCCGGCCCTGACTGACGGGGAACAAGGTGTCTCGGTACTTGTTCGTATTATGTTCTTATGACGATCCCGCATCGTGTGGTCAAGGGAAAAGATCGTAACGGGAACGGGTTTCGTTCCGGTGCCGGGGACGCGACGATGCGGTCGTTCCCGCCCCGCACGACCTGCCCGGT